GACTCCGGATCTACTCCGGACAAGGTCCGGACGTTGCCGGCTGAAAGTAAAGTAAAGAAATGGAATGGAAAGAAACCTAATAGTGCGCGCACCAATTCGCCGGTCGTTATGACGATCCCAACCAAAGGCAACCCGGCGCAATTCGAAGTAACCGAGGAAATGGTTTCCGATTGGATCGAGTCGTTCCCGGGAATCGACGTCGCCGACCAGATCAGGCGGGCGCGGCAATGGTGTATTGATAACCCGACGAAACGAAAAACCGCCCGCGGTTGCCGTGCGTTCCTTGGCCGTTGGATAGGTAACACGAACGACCGAGGCCGTTTGCCTCAACCGCCCTCCGATTTCGGACGGGCCGAACCCTCGACCGAGTTTGGCAATGGCGACCAATCAATTTGAGGCGGCGGCCCAAAACGCGATCGAATTGTCGCGGTCCCGGTCGCGAGCCGAGATCGACGAATTCGAGGCCGAGGCCGAACGGCAGGCGCACGCCGCGCGAATTGGCGCAATGTCTAGGTTTGGCGTTCCGAAACGGATCCGCGGCATGATTCCGGACGGGATATCGGATACTCGAGCAATCAAACGCGTCGTCGAATGGCACGGCGAACAACAACGCGACGAATCGAATTGGTGCCTTGTCTTGTCGGCCCAACCGGGAACGGGAAAGTCGACCGCCGCCGGTGTTTGGTTATGGTTGCGAACCGCCGGCGTCGTTGGGTTCAACGCATGCGAACGCGTGACACGTCCCGACCTCGGAACGTCGGCGAATGCGCAACGTTGGTTCTCGGCGTCCGAGATTGCGGCCGCCTCTGGTTTCGACGGGTCGGTTGATTCGCTTTGCGCCATGCGCGCCCTCGTATTCGACGACCTCGGGACCGAGTACACGGATCGCCGCGGATACGTCAAAACACGCCTCGACGTGATCATTGACTCGAGATATCGGGAATTCCGGCCGACGTTGATCACGACAAACCTAAACGTCGGAAGCTTTCGCGAACGGTACGGCGAACGAGTCGCCGATCGATTGCGCGAGGGCGGCGCGTGGTTCGAATTCCAGGCCGGATCAATGAGGTCGGGAAAATGACGGCAGGGATCCCGCTACCAACCGAACACGACGAACAAGCCGTTTTCGTCGAATGGCTGCGCTTGCGACGGATCCCGCATTTTGCGGTAGACAACGAACAACACCGCGGCGACGCGTTCGCCCTCGACGCATGGCGACGAAAACAAGGGTTCCAAGAGGGCGCGCCGGATTTGGTGATCCTAGCGTTGTCGCCCAAAACAAAACGACCGGTCGTCGTCGAAATGAAACGATCCGACGGCGGTTCCGGAATGTCGGACGCGCAACAATACGTCGCGGCGATCTGTCGGCGCCAAGGGTTCCATTACGTTTTAGCCGACGGCGCCGACGCTGCGATTTGCGCAATGGTCGACCTCGGGTTTGCCGTTTCGCGCGGTCCAATGTGGGAGATTTCGGAAAATGACAAGGCAACGATCAAACTATTCGAAATGCAAAAGATGCGCGGCCGATCTCCTTTGGGCAAAATCAAAGGCCGGCAAATGGGTTCCGCTGGACGCGCAAAAAAGAAAATCAATACTCGTCGAGGTCAAAGGAAGCCTAGAAACGGGAACGGTTGAGATTACCGGAATGATCGACGGGTACATTCCGCATTGGGCAACGTGTCCATATGCCGACGAATTCAGAAAAGAGAAAACGACCAACCAACAACGGAGAACGCAGAATGGAAAAACAACGGACAATATTTGATCACCGCCCGGAGGTCGCGAAACAACGCGCGGCCGACAAGGATTTGACGCGTTGCGAACAATGGGAACGGTTCCACAAAGGCAACCCCGAGGTTTTCGCCGAATGCGTGAGGTTCGCACGAATCGCCCTCGAGCGCGGTTGGCGCAACGTCGGGTTCGCCCTCGTTTGGGAACGAATGCGTTGGTCGCGCCTCGAGACGAATTCTGGATCCGGATTCAAACTGAACAACAATTTCCAAGGGCGGTTCGCCCGGATCGTCATGCGACAAAACCCCGATCTCGTCGGTGTTTTCTCGTTGCGTCGTTTGCATTTCGATTGCGAGCCGTCTTGCCGCGTTTGTCGCGAATACGGATTTCGCGAGGATCAACGCGCGATTTTGGGGGTTGCGATATGAACGCCAACGACTTGATCGAAAAACTCCGACCTATCGCGCGCGACCTCGACGACCTCGATCGATTGTTGGCGCATGCCTCGGCGGTCGTTTCGTCTTGCGGTGAACCCATGCCGGCGGAACATATCGCCCAAATGTCGCGACGCGCCTCTGCCGCCCTCGATATGCTGATCCTCGACCTTGACCGACCGCAACGGGCCGGATCGATACACGACACGGTCGCGGATATTGTCGGCGATTACTTGAAGAAAAACGGATTCGACGGTCTCTATTGCGCCGGCGAATGCGCGTGCGAGGCCGACGACCTCGCGCCATGCGATCAATTAGGCTTGGATTGTTCGCCCGGGTTCAAGTCGCCATGCCTTGGCGGTGACGATTGCCCTCTTGATTGCGATTGCGGATTTCATATCGGCCCGGAAAAACGCGAGGTGTCGCCATGAAAAACGCCCTCGTGTATATCGCCGGGCCGTTCCGGGGCGCGAACGCCTGGGAGGTCGAAAACAACATTCGCGACGCCGAGTCGTACGGATTCAAAGTCGCCGAGATTGGCGCGGTTCCGGTGATCCCGCATACCATGTACCGATTTTGGGACGGGACGTTGACCGACGAATTTTGGTTGGCCGCGACCCTCGAAACAATGCGCCGTTGTGACGCGGTGTTGTTGTTGCCGAATTGGAAACGGTCGACCGGCTCGAAAGCAGAAAAGGCCGAGGCGATACGACTCGGAATGCCGGTGTTTGAATCGCAACCATTCCTTGCGTTGCGTAAATGGTTGGAGGCGTTGCCATGACCGCCGACAAATGGGTTTCGAAATGCGGCCTAATCGAGTTGCGGTTTGGTCGTTGGCAAGACGTGTTGAACCGCGGGCGCGCCTCGGCGATTCTCACCGATCCGCCATTCTCCGGGCGAACGCATGCCGGGCACAATGCCGGCCAAGCCAACGCGAAAAGGCAAGACGGCGGAAAACACGATCCGGATTGCGACATTGTGAGATTCGGCCCGGACGGTAACGAATTTCCTACATTGTGCACCTGTAGCCGCGGAAAAGAAAAACGCGATCTCGAGTATTCGGAATTTGACGCGGAAAAAATCGCCGAGTTTGTGTCGCATTGGTCGGCGCGTTGCGCTGGATGGATCGCGGCCATGACGTCGCACGATTTGATCCCGTTTTGGGAGGAATCGTTGACCGAGGCGGAACGATACGTGTTCGCGCCGATTCCTTGCGTGATCCCTGGTATGACCTGTAGGCGAACGGGCGACGGTCCCTCGAATTGGTGCGTTTGGTTGAACGTGTCGAGACCGCGGAACGAGGAATTTGGACGCTGGGGCACATTGCCCGGCGTCTATTTCGGAGGCCGTGACCAAAACAAACACATAGGCGGAAAACCGGTCGACCTCGTGTCGGCAATCGTGCGCGACTATACGAGGCACGGCGATCTGATTTGTGATCCGTTTGCAGGGTTCGGAACGACCTTGATTGCCGCCGCCATGAATGGCCGACGCGCAATTGGGGCCGAGGCCGACCGCGAAACGTTCGAAAAGGCGATCGAGCGAATGTCGCGAGGGTACACGCCGGTAATGTTCGTCGAATGAAACGCGCCGGTTGGATACTCGGCGCCGGCGTGTTGATCGGATATTTGATCGGGTCATTCGCCGGCGCCCGCGCCGAACGCCTCGCATGCGACGCCCGCAACGCCGAGGTCGCGATCCTTGCGTTTCGATTGGAACGACGAGCCAACGCGATCACGGAATCGATCAAAAAGGCCGAGTCGGTTGCGGTGATCTGGCATGACCGCGCCGCCTATTTTCAACAACTCTATGTCGAGGAATGGAACGCGCGCCGCGGTAGGACAACGCCGGCCGGTTTGCTACATTGACAACATGACAACACGAAAAAAGAAAACGCCAGCCAAACGGGCGCCGGCCAAGAAAAAGACGACTCGAAAAAAGGCCGCCAAAAAACCGACCCGCAAGAAAAAGGCGAAAGGCAAACAAGGCCCGAGGAAACGGCGCGAGGTTCCCAAAGGAATGTCGGCCGAGGAAATGGCCGATTTGTTGGAGTCGAAACCGCCCGAGGAAAAACGGAGGTTCGGCGGTCCAATTGCCGCGTCGAAAATGACACCTAAAAAAAGGGCGGCATTCCTCGAGGCGTTGGCGGAATCGGGCAACGTGTCGGAGGCATGCGGGATCGCGGTCGTGTCGCGCGATTGCGTCTATCGGTTGCGAAAGGCCGACAAGGAATTTGCGGCAATGTGGGAAACCGCGATCGAGATCGCTTGCGACTCGTTGGAATTGGAGGCGAGGCGACGCGCAAAAGAGGGTTGGCTAGAACCGGTCCATTGGCAGGGTATCCCTATGTCGGTAGTCCGGAAATATTCCGACACGTTGTTGATCTTCCTATTGAAGGGGGCCAACCCGGAGAAATATCGAGAACGATTCGACGTCGCCGCGCGGCAACGAGTCGAGACCGAGGCAACGATCATATTCTACCCGTCAAACGGCCGCGAGGTCGGCGACGAAACAGAAACGGAGAACGCGAAATGAACGACAAGAAACCGAAACCCGTATTCCTCGACGTGATCGAATTCTCGACCGGCGAGGTCGTTCACACCGTCAAAACAACGCGCGGCAAACAAGACAAGGTCGAGGCCGGATTGTTGCGAAACATGGATCTCGAACGGTTCACCGTGCGCGAACGCGAGGTGTCGGAATGAAATTCCCGCGTCTAAGTAGCCGGGTCGAAATGATCGAGGAAACAAAAAAGGCTATCGAGAAAATCCCGCGCGAATGGTTGCGGTCTGGATGGCATGGGCCGGCGGCCGTGTTCAATCGAGTTGACGGCCGACGCGTTTTGTTCGGCGTCGAATTTCACGACGACGGAAAATGGCAACACCTCAGTTTGTCACGGCCGGACCGCAACCCGTCGTGGATAGAATTGCGTGAGGCAAAAAATGTATTCATGGGGCCCGAGGCGACCGCGATCCAGATTGCGCCGCCCGAGTCCGAATATGTGAACGAACACAGATTTTGCTTCCACCTTTGGCGGTATCTCGACGGTCCGTTGTGGCCGGTCGAGTTGCGAAAATAGGAGAATGCGAAATGAATCTTGAACGCGCGATTTTCTCGCGCCTTGGCGGGCCGTACATAACAAGGGGGATTCTCGCCGATTCGTGTGGGTTCCGCCGAAACCTCGTCGTCGGCGGTCGCAAGGTGTTGATCCAATGGCGCGACCCGCAAAACCCGCTTGGCCGTTTCGGCGGCGGTTGGCAATACGAGGCCGGGATTCAGATCGGCGGGTCGACGGTGATCGTCAACCTCGGCGTTTTCTCGGTCCGTATCGACAGACGGAGGCGCAAAAATGGCAATTCTTGACGGCGACGATTGCCGACGCCTTGCGAATTGGTATCGAGACGAATTGACGTTTTTACGTTGGTTCGGCGAGGCCGTCGCGGATCATGATTGGCGGCGCGCGCACGAGTTAATAAACGAACGCCGCGACGTTGTTGGCGCACAAATCAAGGTACTAGCCGACGCCGTCGGCGTCGAAACGGGACGGAGCAAATAAAATGTCGAGATTCGTAATCGAATGGCAAAGAACAGCGGAGCGCGCACACGAAATATCCAGGCTACACGGATTTTGGGAGAACGAACGGAACGACGGCGAGGCGATCGCCTTGTGTCATTCCGAGTTATCCGAGGCGTTGGAGGCAATGCGACACGGCAACCCGAGATCGAAAGCGATCCCGTCGCATAGCCAAGTAACCGAGGAATTGGCCGACCTTGTGATCAGGGTAATGGATCTTTCGCACGCCAGAGGTTGGCTCGTTGGCGACGCGGTCGTTGCAAAAATGGCGGTCAACGAAACGCGCCCACACAAACACGACAAGGAATTTTGAAAATGAAGGCGAACAACAAACGCGCCGTTTGTTCGGAATGCGGCGACGGCAAGCCGAGGCATACACCCGAAAAGAAAACGACGGCGAAAGGATCTCGCGCACAAACACGCGAACGATTTTGCCGGCGTTGCTGGGAGAGCAGAAAATGAACGACAGAGAAACAGACCCAAACGAAACCGCAAATGATGCAATGGCTATGGTTTGCGAATTCCTCGATTCGTTGTTGTTCCCGAATGAAACGGCGGGAACGACCGACGAGCCGTTGATCGGTTTGTGGGCGCGATCGCCCGGTGATTCAGAGGTCAAATTGATTAACGCCGACGGCCTCGTTGAATTCGTCGCAATGCGACTCGGCGAAAACGATTTGGTGCGCAAGGCCGTTACCGTTGCGGCAAGCCGTTGGACGGCCGACCAACGGAGAATCGCGACGCCATGATCGGACCGGCCTAGCGTGCCAACATTCCGACCACAACCGGGACCACAAGAGGCGTTTTGCGCGTCGCCCGCCGACGTCGTGATCTATGGCGGCGCGCGAGGCGGCGGCAAATCATGGGGCCTTTGTTTTGAGGCGGCAAGGAATTGCCGGGTCAGGGGTTACTCCGGGATCATATTCCGGCGCACGTCGCCCGAGCTGACCGGCGGCGGATCGATCTGGGAGGAATCGCAGAAAATCTATCCGTTCCTTGGAGGCCGCCCGCGCGAAAACGTGTTGGATTGGGTTTTTTCCTCTGGCGCACGGATCGAATTCTCACACCTCCAATATGCAAAAGACGCGGCCGCGCACCAATCCAAACAATACGCGTTTATTGGATTCGACGAGTTGACGCATTTTGAGGCGTCGCAATTCTGGTTTTTGCTTTCCTCGAACCGATCGACGTGCGGCGTCAAACCCTACATTCGCGCCGCGACCAATCCGGATCCAGATTCGTGGGTCCGCCATTTGATCGATTGGTGGATCGGTCCCGACGGGTTCGCCATTCCTAGCCGGTCGGGCGTGATCCGTTGGTTCGTGAGGTCGGGCGACGAGTTGCATTGGTCAAGCAACCGCGAGGAATTACAGGCGCGCTATCCGGAGATCCCGTGTCTGTCGTTGACGTTCATTCCGGCGACGTTGGCCGACAACCCGGCATTGACCGAGGCCGATCCAACGTATCGCGGGAAATTGCTGGCGTTGCCTCGAGTATTGCGCGAACGATTCCTAGGCGGGAATTGGGACGTTCGCCCGTCGGCCGGAATGTATTTCCAACGGTCGTTTTTCGAGGTCGTCGACGCGTGCCCGGCAGAGGTTGTTGCGCGCGTTCGCGGTTGGGACAAGGCCGCAACCAAGCCGAACGCCGAGAACCCCGATCCGGATTGGACGGCAGGCATTCGATATGCGAAAACACCGGCGGGTTTGTTTTTCATTGAACATATTGAACGGTTCCGCGAGGGACCAGCCGGGACGGAGTCGAGAATCGTAAACACGACAAAAGGCGACGGCCCATTGGTTCACTCGGCCCATTGGCAGGATCCGGGCGCCGCCGGAAAAATGGAAATCGATCACTATGTTCGGCTTCTATCCGGGTACGTTGTCCATTCTCACCGCGCGTCAAAAGACAAGATCACGTTTTGCGAACCCGTGTCGGCGCAAGCGGAACATGGGAACGTGAAAGTCGTCCGCGGCAAATGGAACGAGGCGTTTTTTCGCGAGGCCGAGGCGTTCCCGCCGCCTCCAAACAAGGGACACGACGACCAGATTGACGGCCTATCCGTTTCGCATTTAGATATCACAGGATCGGATCTCGATCGGGTCCGAATGTTGCTCGAGTATTGAAAGGGCGCGCCATGACAGACACCGCAAAAAAGAATGACGCCGTCAACGACGGTTGGGAAAACCTAGCGACCGGCCTCGGGCGCATGGGGCGCGACAAACGAACGGGCGCCGAGATCGTCCCGGCCGCGCCAAACACACATTACAAACGATGGGAAAACCTGTACTCGGCCGACGATATCGCGGCAACGATCGCAGAATTGCCGGCGCGCGAAATGGTGCGCGAATGGATCAACGTCCAGACCGACGACGGCGACGCCGACGGCGACGGTTCACCTCGAGAACAAGAAACGGTCGAGGAAAGGATCACGGCAGGCAAACGAATGATCCAACGCCTCGAGGAATTGAACGCGCAACAAGCCGTGTTTGAGGCGATAGTTTGGGCTCGCGTGTTCGGCGGGTCGTTGATCTTGTTGGGCGCCGACGACGGCAAGGATATGTCGGAACCTCTCGACGTGGATTCAATCCGAACCCTCGACACGTTGACCGTTCTTGACCGTTGGGACGTCCGGATCGTGAAATGGGACGGCGACATACATTCGAAAAACGCGTTCGGCGGTTCCAATTTTGGCAAGCCGTTGACCTATTCGATCAACCAAGACGTCGGGCACGCCGGCGCGACCGCCGCGGTCAACGTCGGCGAGATCCACTATTCGCGGTTTATCCGATTCGACGGCCCGTTGACCTCCCGGCGTCGGATCAAAGAAAACGGCGGTTGGCATGATTCGATCTATGCGAGGGTAGAGGAGATATTGCGCGATTACGGTACGGCCTGGGGCGGCGTCGCCGCCGTTTTGCAGGATTTCGCGCAAGGCGTTTACAAGATCAAACACCTAGCGGAAATGCTGCGATCGGATACCGAAACCGGCGAAAACAAGGTGTTGGAACGCCTCAAGTATCTGGACATTTGTCGATCGGTTGTGCGCGCAATCCCTGTCGACGCCGACGCCGAGGATTTCGAACGCAAGGCGACGCCGTTAAGCGGGATTCCGGAAACGCTGGATCGGTTTTCGTTGCGTCTGTCGGCCGCGGCGCGAATGCCTGTTTCGTTGCTACTCGGCCAATCGCCGGCCGGCCTACAGGCGACGGGCGATAGCGACATTCGCTTTTTTTACGACTCGATCAAATCCTACCAGCAAACCGGGTTGCGCCCTCGCCTCGAGTATCTATTGCGCCTGATCTTCAAATCCGCGGACGGCCCGACGCAAGGCAAGGAACCGGAAAATTGGTCGTTCGCGTTCAACGACCTATGGCAATCGACCGAGGAACAAAAGGCGACAACTCGCAAGACGCAAGCGGAAACCGACGCGTTGTATATGCAATGGGACGTCTTGTCGCCCGACGAGGTCGCGATCTCGAGGTTCGCCGGCGACGAATATTCGGCCGATACCGTGTTGGATATGGAAAAACGGATCGAGGATCGGTTGTCCGAGGAAATGGACCCGGACCCGGACCCGGAACCGGCGCCGTTGTTCCCGCCGCCGCGACCTGGAGAACCGGAACCAACAACGCCGGACGGGTTGCAGGGATCCAACGCGGCGCAAGACGCCGCCGACGTCCAATCGTTGGTTTTTTCGAAAACCCATTTCGACGCGGCCTCGGCCGCGCGTTGGGCCGACGCGCAAGGGTTCAAATCCGACAACGTCGAGGAAACCGACACGTCGATCCGGTTGCGCCAACGAGGCGCCGCCGAGTTTGACGACGACTCGTTGCGCGTCGCCAATTGTCGAGGCGTTCAAGGGGTTCAGGCGGTGATCGGTCGTCCCGTATGACGTCGATTGTTGATCAGGTTTTGCGCGTCAAACAAACGCGCAATGGACGGCGCCCAAAAATACCGAGGGCGCCGAAACAGGCGACCGGGAAAACGATTGAACGGGAGTATTGGGCCAAGGTCCGGCATTTATTGCAACCCGCCCGCGCGTTGATCGACGAGTTGTTGGCGCCGCAACTCGAGCGAATCGGTCGAATGGCTGGCGTTGGCATGCGTCGCGACGTCGCGCAACTCGACGCCGAACCATGGGCCGACGTTGTCGCGTCAATCATGGCCGAGGTGCGCAAGCAATACGACGCGGCGACGTCGACAGAGATCGAGTCGGTTGTTTCGGAATTCGGGTCGCAAACTGACGCGTTCAACATGGTAGAGGTTCGGCGTCAAATGAGATCCATGCTGGGGATCGATATCTGGACCGAGATTCCGGAGATCGGCCCAATGCTACAGGCTTGGGGCGTCGACAATGTCGGCCTGATCAAATCTATTCCTGAAACCTATTTTTCCCAGGTCGAGGGAATGGTTTTGCGTTCGTTCAACGCGGGAACGAGGGCCGAGGAATTGGCGCCAAGGATCGCAAAGCGTTTCGCCGTTTCCGAATCCCGCGGAATGTTGATCGCGCGCGACCAAATCTCGAAATTGACCGGCGACCTAACGAGGCAACGGCAAACGTCCCTCGGGATCGAGAAATACCGTTGGCGAACCTCGCAAGACGAACGCGTTAGGGCGTCGCACCGTCGCCTGAACAACAAGGTTTTTTCTTGGGACAAACCGCCGGTTACCAATTCAGCCGGCGATCGGAACCATCCCGGCGGCGATTACCAATGTCGTTGCACGGCCGAACCGGTGATCGGCGATTTGTTGGACGACGACGAGGCCGCGGCGGCGCGGAAAAAAAGCAAAACGCCATGGGGTAAAGCCGGATTCACAAAGGAACAACGCGGCCTGTACAAGGCGACCGAGGGCCCCAACGCCGGATTGGAGATCCGCGAGGGTCCAAATGGTTGGATGGTAAACGGCGGCGGATTCCGCGGGACGCAATTCCAATCGTTGCGCGAGGCCGTTTCGGGGATCGAGTATCACAGGAAACGCGGCGACGTCCCATAGCCCAATTTGACACCGCGCCCGGCGTTGGGTCATATTGACCCGGGATAGTTGTTGATCGAGGGTCACGAATGCGCGTCAAACGATTTGATTTCGGATCCATTTCTAGCGTTGAACGACTCGACAACGGTTTTTTGCGTTGCCCGGGTCGAATCACCCGGACCGGCGTGTTCGCCTACCGCGACGCCGCCGGCAAGGTTCGAAACGAGTTGCGGTTACCCGTCGAGGTGTTTGACGCCGAATCGTTGCGTTCGTTCGGCCTCGCGCCGTTGACGAACAATCATCCTCCGGAAAACCTCGACGTTACCAACACGAGAAAATACCAGGTCGGAACCGTCGCCGAACCAAAGGCCGACGGCGGGTTTGTTGCCGCGACGGTACAAATCACCGACGCCGACGCGATCGCCGCGGTCGAATCAGGAAAACAGGAATTGTCCTGCGGCTATGTGTGCGACCTCGATTTTTCGCCCGGCGTTACTGCCGGAATCGAAGGGATTCCCGACGGTTTGCGTTTTGACGCAATCCAACGCCAGATCCGCGGGAATCATGTTGCCATTGTTGAAAAGGGGCGCGCCGGCGCCGAGGCGAGTTTGCGCCTCGATTCGGGCGACGCCATTTGCGACGACGCCGCCGGCGTTTTGCAATCTGAACAGAATCAGGATAAAACGCCGCCAAACCTTGGAGGGTCGATAATGAAAATCACCGTCGACGGTATCACCTTGGATCTCGACGAGAACGCCGGCCAAAACGTGGCCAAGGCGATTTCGCGCCGGGACAACGAGATCGAAACCATGCAAAACGACGCAAAGGCGCAAGCCGAGTCGATTGCAAAAGAAAAGGCCCGCGCCGACAAGGCGACCGAGGATTTGGAGGCGTTGCAAAAGAAGCATGACGACGCGACCTCGGCCGATTCCGTCCGCGAGGCGATCAATTCGCGCCTCGGCCTCGAGCGTTCCGCCCTCGAAATCCTCGGCGAGAAAACCGACGACGGCAAGGATTGGAAATTGGACGTCATGACCGACGACGAGATCCGCAAAGACGTGATCGTCAAAACGTCGCCGACCGCCGCCGACAAACTCGACGACGCCGATCCGGTCTACATCGCCGCCCGTTTCGATCAAGCGATCGACACGTTCAAGGCGACCGCCGCCGACGACGACGACAAGGGCAAGACGAGAAATGACGGCCTCGACCGCGCCCGCGCCGCCGCGAACAATCCGGCCGGCCCAAAGAACGACGCCGCCGACGCCCGTTCCCGAATGGTCGTCGATCACTACAATGCCGGACGCCGACCAATCGGCGCCGCCGCCTCGGAGGGTTGATCAATGAGTCAAACCGTTTACAACACCGAATTCGCGCAAGCGTTCCCGGGCCTCATTGCCGACGCGGCAACACCGCCCGACATTCTGTCCCGTGCCAACGAGGAGTCGTCAAACGTCCCGTTCGGCCTCGCGGTCATTCCCGGAACAGACGGGTTTGAGCAATTCCTTTTGCCCTCGGCGACGGGTCAGGTTTGCCTTGGCGTTCTCGCGCATGCGCACAACCGCGAGGATCCGGAGGCCGACGGGTTGAACGAGGGCGAGGTTGGCGACGTTCTCAAACGCGGCCGAATTTGGGTCGTGACCGAGGAAGCCGTTGACGTCGATTCGGACGTGTATTTTCGACACACCGTCAACACAACCGAGCAAATCGGCGCATTCCGAACCGACGCCGACACCGACAAGGCGGACCAGATCACGAACGCCCGTTGGGTCGCCGCGACCTCGGCCGCCGGGATCGCACAACTCGATATCTCGTTGCCGTAACGGCGGGAAAGGATAGGGGATCAACATGAAAACCAAATGGACGCACCTCGACGCCGCCGAATCCGCGTTTTTCGAACGCGAATTGGAGCACGTCTATTCGCGAACCTATGACATTCGGTATCCGAATCTCAGGGCGCGCGAGTTTGTCCCGGTTTCCAACGAGGCCGGCGCCGGCGCGTTGACCGTCACCTATCGGCAATTCGATCAATTCGGTCGGGCCAAGGTGATTTCACACAACGCCAAGGATTTGCCGCGCGTTGATATCTCCGGAAAAGAATTCCCGCGGCCGATTCGAGAGGTCGGCGACGCGTACGCCTGGAACCTGAAAGAATTGCGATCCGCAATGATGGCCGGGCGCCCGTTGAACGACCGCCGCGCCTCGACCGCACGTCGCGCGATCGAGGAATTGTTGGACTACATCGCATGTTTCGGTTCGCCGGATCATGGGATTGCCGACGGGTTCCTAAACAACGCGGCGATCACGCCAGAGGCGGCGAGTGATTCGTGGGCCGACTATGTCGCGGCCGACACAAAGAATCTGATTGTCGCCGAGGTTTCGGACGCGATCCAGAGAATCGTTGACGGTACGAACGGCATTTTTATGCCGACGACCGTTTTGATTCCAATCGCCCAACACGCGTTGATCGCAACGACTCCGTTTGGCGACAACTCCGACAAAACGATCCTCGATTTCATGTTGGCGAATTTTGCCCGCGCCTATCCCGGGTTCTCGATCGAACCATGGTATCGGTGCAAGACGGCAGGCGCGGCAGGCGTGACCCGAATGGTCACCTATGCGCGTTCGCCCGAGGTCGTCCAACAAGAGATCGCAAACGAGTTTGAGCAATTGCCGGTCCAGGAACAAGGCTTGGAATTCGTCGTGAATTGTTGGGCCTCGACCGGCGGAACGGCGATTTATTATCCCGGCGCGGTTGATTACGTCGACGGGATCTAACCGTGGTTCGCGTTTTGAACCACGGGAAAGGCGCCGTCGGCCTTGGCCGCGGGCGTTCGGTCAAGTTACGCCCGGGGATCAACGACGTCGACGCGGCCATTTGGACGGCCGCCGAGTCGTCGCCAATGGTCAAGGCGTTACTGGGCCTCGGTAAAAACGGAGGGTTGACGGTTGGAGGCGCGGCGGAAACGCCGACGCCACAACCCCAACCGCCGACGCCGATCCTCGACGAGGTGACGGAACCGGAGATCGCCGACGAGGTTGACGACGAAACCGATCCGGTCACCGTTCCCGACCTTGGAGAAATGAACGCCGCCGACGCAAAAGAAACCGTCGCCGAATGCGACGACCTCGAGGTTTTGGTGGAATGGTTGCGAATCGAGGGCCGCAAAACGGTTGTCGCGGCGATCGACAAACGATTGGCGACGTTGCAGAATGACGACGCCTAGGAAAAAGGATCCGCAATGGCCGTTACGCCGGCAACAATTCGCGAGGTTTTGACCGAATTTGCCCAGGTATCAGCAACCCGGATCCAGATATTCCTAGATTTCGCAGAACAACAATTGAACGCGCAAGCTTGGGGCAACAAGGCCGATCAAGGGTTGATCTACCTAACCGGGCACCTATTGAAGATCGACGCCGAGGCCGCGTCGGGCGGCGGCGCGGCCGGTCCTGTTTCCGCCGAGTCGGTCGGTCAAGTATCGGCCTCGTATCAGATCGGCGAGTCGTTCGCCGATTCCGAGTTTGGGTCAACGGTCTACGGGCGCCGATACCTCGAATTGGCGAAAACAGTTTTTGCCTGCCGGTGTTTGTGAATGCCGGCGCAACCCAAAGTGACCGACAAACGGCGCGAATGGAACAAGATCCTAAAAACGTTCGCCGGACCCGGGAACCCTGCCGTTAAGGTCGGGATTCAGGGAGCCGAGGCGCAAGCCGATCACGGTGGGATCACGAATGTCGGCCTGGGCGTTGTGCATGAATTCGGCGCCGAGATCGCACACCCCGGAGGGACGCCGTTTGTTGTCGCGTCAATGGGCGGGTCGTCGCGGTCCGGAGGCATGACCGGATCCGGTTCGGTTACATTCGTTCGAAAGGGAACGCCGGGCGCGATCGGTGTCACGCGACCGCACAAAATATCAATCCCGGAACGTTCGTTTGTTCGGGCGCCATTCATGGCCGGCCTGAAAAGATACGAACGAATGTTGCGAAAAGGGACCCGCAAGGTTTACGCCGGCCGAATGTCGACCCAACAATTGCTCGGAATCCTCGGCGAAACGATCAAGGGCGATATGCAAAAGGCGATCTCTCGAGGTATCGCACCTCCGATCAAGGCGTCAACGATTCGCGCGAGGCGCAAACGGTTCGGCAAGGCGTCGTCGAAACCATTGATTGCGACCGGCCAATTGAGGCAAGCGATCACTTGGGTCGTGGTCGGCGCCGGCGGCGGCGGGAAAAAGGCGGCGAAATGACAAACCGAATGGCCCAAGTCGTCGCCCGGTTCTCGCATTGTTTCGTCGTGATCCGGCGCGAGCCCGGCGAATACATTCGCGGCCGATACAGTCAACCGGAACCCCGGGAATTCCAGACAAGGGGATCGATTCAACCCGCGACCGACGACGAGATCCAATTGTTGCCCGAGGGAACGCGATCCGACGGGGCGGTTTCGATCTGGACAGAATGCGACTTGAAAATAGGATCGTTGCGTGATCAGGAACCCGATCACGTCTTGTTCAACGGGATCGAATACGAGGTTCGCGCCGAGGCCGATTGGTTTCACCATGGGGCGTTCCGCCGATACGTTGCCGGAAAGGCCGGTCAATGAAGCCGATAGTTGAGCCAACGCCTTGGCGCGATATAGACGACGCGATCCATGCGTGGTTTGCGGAATCAACCGGCTTGCAAGCGATATGGGCGAACCAAGACGCGCCGCAACCCGATTGGCCGTATGGCATTCTGAATAGGATCGTCGGGTCAACAAAGGTCGGGCAAGACGGGGTGCGCTACTCGATCGAGGGCGACCGCGTCGACGCGACGTTTTGCGGTTTGCGTCAATTCACGGTAAGTTGCCAAATCGATCTTGGGCCGATCGGGCAATGTCGAGGGTTGGACGCCAACGCGGTTTTATCGGCCGCACAAATGGCGTTGAAATTCCCGGGAACGCTCGAGAGGTTCAGAGCCGTTGATATTGCTTGTTTTGGAGACAACAACCCGATCAATCAATTCGACGTTGTCGTTGGCGACGTTTGGAATTCGCGGGCGCAAATGGATCTCGATTTTTACACGGCGGCGAATGTAACCGAAAAGGGCGTTGACGCGTTCGAGTCGGTCAACATATCGTCCGACATTCAAGGCTTGGATCCGTCGTTGAATCTCGACGACGAGAATTTTGGAGGGTAACCGAATGTCCCTTAACGATATCGTGACCGTCAATATTTCGACCGAAACAACCGCGCCAAGTCGCGTCGGATTCGGAACGCCTCTGATCATGGGGTATCATACCCTCTGGCCGGAACGCGCCCGAACCTATGCGTCGTATCAGGCGGTTCTCGACGACGGTTTTCCGTCGACCTCGGCGATCGCACGTTGCGCGCAATCCATTTTTTCGCAAAACCCAAAGGTTACCTCTGTCGTTGTTGGCCGCGCCGCGAACGCGCCGACACAAGTGATCACGGTTGACGTGATCGACGCCGTTGACGATACGGATTACGCGATCACGATCAACGGGACCGAATTCGAGATCGACTCCGGGGCCGGCGCAACGCCAAATTCGATCGCGGTCGCCCTCGCCGCCGCGATCAATGCCGGCGCCGAACCGGTCACGGCCGGAACCCCAACCCTCGGCGAATTCACGTTGACGGCCGACGTCGCCGGCGACCTGTTCACTTGCGAGGTCGATCGCGCGCAAATCACGAAACAAACAACGACCGCGGATCCGGGGATTGTCGCCGATATCACCGCCGTCCGGCAGGCGAACGACGATTGGTATTGCCTCGCCCTTACCTCGCTTGGCAAGGCCGAGATCAAGGCCGCCGCCGCGTATATTGAGGCCGCGATCAAAATCATGGCGGTTTCGTCGTCCGACGACGATATTCCGACAACCGCCGTCGACGACCTCGCCTCTGAAATGGCCGCGTTGAATTACGCGCGTACGGTGTTGCTGTATCACCCGGACGCCGAAACGTATTATCCGGCCGCCGGTTGGGCCGGAATCATGTTGCCCGGCGACCCGGGTTCGGCGACCTGGAAATTCAAAACGATCGCCGGTTCTCCGGTGACGGTGATCACCGAAACCGAGAAAACCAACCTCGAGAACAAGTCGTGCAACCATTACCGCGAGATCGCCGGCGTAGCGATCACGCAACAAGGCGTTACCTGTTCCGGGGAGTTTGCCGACGTGACCCGGTTTGTCGATTTCATTCGGGCACGCCTCCAAGAATATATTTATGGGGTATTGGTCAACCGACCAAAGGTCCCGTTTACGGATCCCGGAATCGGGTTGATCGAAAATCAGGTTCGCGCCGTTATGTCGTTGGGGATCAACTCCGGCGGGTTCGCCGCGGATCCGGCGCCAACGGTCACCGTACCAAAGGCGGCCGACGTTCCATTTACCGACAAGGCAAGCCGGACATTGCCCGACGTCGAATTTGCCGCGACCCTAGCGGGCGCAATACATCAATTGACGGTCAACGGATCGGTGACGGTCTAAACGGAGGGTTTGAACAATGGGAGTCAAAACGTACGACGCTAGCCAAGTCGCAATGTTGTTCGGTCCAATCGAGATCACCGACGGCTTGGCCGACGGGACGTTTGTTTCGGTTGAGCAAAACGAGGATTCGTTCGCGTTGACCGTCGGCGCCGACGGCGAGGCGTGCAGATCGAAAACAAACAACAAGTCGGGTCGCGTGACATTCACGGTTTTGCAATCGTCACTCGCAAACGACCTATTGTCGGCCGCGCATAACCTCGACGTAGCGTCGCCAAACGGTGACGGGATCGCGCCGTTAATGGTCAAGGATAACTCCGGACGAACAATCGTCGCCGCCGAAAAGGCTTGGATCGTTCGGCAACCGACGACCGAGTTTGCGCGCGAGGTGTCGAGTCGAGAATGGATCATAGAAACCGACGCCTTGAATTCCCAGGTTGGCGGAAACTAGGCGCATTGAAGACCAACCAACGGAGAACGCGCAATGAGTCAAGCGAGGGTTTTCACCGAAACAATTGACGGCGTCGAATACCGAATGCGGCCATTGCCGCCGCGGGTTGCGTTGCATTTCTTGCGGCGCGTTCTGCAAATCGTCGCGCCCGGTGTCGGGACAACGATCGACAATGTCGAGGGCGGTTTGTCCGAGATTTTGGATATGTCGGCAAAGGAAATCGGCCTAGGCGGTCTGATCTCCGGTGCAATGGCCGAGTTGTCTGACAAGGATTTGGATTGGGCAAACGATTTGCTCGCGAAACAATGCGAGGTCGTGAAAGGCCCGAACGAGGCGCCGCGGTTGTCGGACATTTTCGACGTTCATTTTCAGGGCCGGATCAAACATTGGTTTTCGTGGGTCACATGGGCGGCGAAAACTCAATATTCGGATTTTTTCGACGACTCGGCGCCCAACGACGGCCCGCCGAGTTGAAACAAGGCGGCGGCGGTGTTCCCGTCCCGCAACATTTGGATTGGATCGTTTGGCGCGTCGTTGGGAATCGGATCGCGACATTGGAGGAAATAGATCAGCATTATTGCTTGATCGATCTGCTAGACGCGAACGATACTCTTGACCTATTGGCCGAGGCGGAACGGGCAACGACTCCCAACACGCCGAGGCGTTGAGGTGTCGAAATGGTCGTTCGTGAGTTGATCGCAAAACTCGGCCTGAAAATCGACAAAGGCTCGTTCCAAAAAGCCGATTCCGGAATCAGCAAGATCAAAGGCGCCGTTGCACGACTCGCCGCCGGGTTGGCTGCCGGCCTCGCGGTCAAACGAATCAAGGATATTACCGAGGAAACCGCGCGCCTCGGCGACCAGATCGCCAAGACGTCGGAAAAACTCGGCGTCGGCGCGGCCGCATTGCAGGAATTGAGGCACGCCGCCGAGTTGACCGGGATCCCAACGCGAACGATGGATATGGCGTTGCAACGGTTTACCCGTCGCGCCGCCGAGGCCGCCAAGGGAACCGGCGAGGCAAAGGACGCCCTCAAACAAATGGGCGTGCGTCTGAAAGATAGCCAAGGGCAACTCCGGCCGACCGAGGAATTGTTGGGCGACGTCGCCGACGCAATGGCGAAAACCAAAGGCGACGGCGACCGGTTGCGCCTCGCGTTCAAATTGTTCGATTCAGAGGGCGCCGCGTTGGTCAACACGCTAAAAGGCGGAAAGGCCGCCCTCGAGGAAATGCGTCAAGAGGCGCGCGACCTCGGCGGCATTATGGACGACGAGTTGATCGCGTTGTCGGTCGAATATACCGACGAATCGTTGCGCGCGACAAAGGCATTGCGCGGCGTCAAGAACATGATCGCGCGAAACCTATTGCCCGTTCTGATCAAGGGCAAACAAGGGATCGTCGAATGGATCAAGGTGAACCGGGAATGGTTGCGGTCGAATATCACCGGCGCAATCGACAAAACGGTTCGCGTTGTTTCCGCCCTCGCGCGAGGGATCCGCGTCATAGTGATCGGGTTGCGCGAGGCATGGCGGAACGCCGATCCGGTGACAAAGGCGTTGTTGAAAATGTCGGCCGCGGCCGCCGTTCTCGCGGTGATCCTCACCTCGCCGATCCTAACCTTGTTGGCGATCGGGTTGGCGGTCGGCCTCGTGTTGGAAGATTTCGAGAGGTGGCAAACCGGCGGCGTTTCCGTGATCGGCGCCCTGGACAAAAAATTGGGCGGTTTCTTGTCGGCCATTCGCGACGGAGAAACCGACCTATTCAACCTCGGGGTTGCTTGGGATTGGTGGACCGACCGAGGGATCGAGGCGTTGAATGTCGTCGGCGAGGCGATCGGCGTTGCCGTCAAATGGTGGGGCCAACAATTCAAATGGCTATTTTGGGATCTACCGGTGAAGACCGTTGATCGTTTCCTGAAATGGTTTATTGCCAAACTCGAGGGAACAAAGGTCGGTCAAACAATCGCACGTCTTGCCGGCGCGGCCGGTTCGATTGCGGGCGGCGGCGGTGTCGGCGAGGCGATCGACGTGTTGCGAGGCAAGGGCAAAACGGCGTTCGCGGCGGCCGGGAATGTCGCCGGCAATCTGCAAGGGCAAGTCGCGACCGCGCCGGTTGGTTCCGTTTCCAAGGGCGCCGGCGCCCCGTCGATAACAATGGCGCCGACAACGAACCTCGCGATCCACAACGCGCAAAACCTCGACGAAACGCAATTGGCTGATAAGGTCGGCCAACGGATCGGGGAGGAAAACGATCGCATGTTGCGGAACGCGGCCGCCGCCTATTCGACGGCGCCGGAACCGGTCGGAGGTTAGGCAATGGGTTTGCTCGAGGTCGTGTTTGGCGACAAAAAGAAAATGAAAATCGGCCTCGTTAAATTCGACGCGTCGGTTTCCGAAACGCACACCAAACGCAATTCTGTTCCGCAACACCCCGTCGAGGTCGGCAAAAACGTGTCGGACCATATCCGGCAGGAACCCGACGAGATCACGATCAACGGAATCGTGACCGACAACCCGATCATTTTCTTGGCGTCGATTCAGGCCGAATCCCCGTTGACCGGCGATCTAACGGCAGTCAACGACCGCGCCGATCTCGCCTATGCTGAATTACAACGCGTAATGAATGACGGCGAATTGGTCTCGATCATAACGACGTTGCGCGAATATCAAAATATGGCGCTAACCGAAATGGCGATCCAGCGGGACGCGGCGAACGGTAACCAAATGAACGCAACGATCTCGGCCCGCGAGGTTCGGATCGTGACAACGGAAACAACCGCGGCGCCCGAACCGGCAAACCCTGCAAACACGCCGCCGGTCGAGGCCGGAAAGAAACCCGCGCCGCCGGCGCCGACCGGATCGCAATCGTCGGTGTTGTCGTCGTTAACGGGAGTAGGGGCGTAAAATGTCGGTTCTCGAGATCCAAACACGCAACGACCTCGGCGCCTGGAATCAACAAACCGACCTAGAACAAACGACGTTCGGGTTTCAATTCCGTTGGAACGATCGAGATCAAGCGTACTATTTCAACATTCTAAACGAGTCGGGCGACGTGATCCGCGCCGGCGTTCGCGTGATCGTCAATTTCGAATTGCTCCGACAACTCGTCGACGAGGGCCGGCCGTTGGGGAAATTCCTTGCGTGGGATCCGCGTTCCGATCCGCAACCTCCGGTGTTCGGCGAAATCGGCGACGCGGTGATCCTCACCTATACAGAATCGACAACTCCGGGCCTTTGAAATGGGAGCCGAGCAATTCAATCGTGATTTTTCGGTCACCGTTGGATCGATCCTGATCAACGCCCGAACGACCGAAACATTCAAAACGGGGGAGAGTGCAACGACAACGACATTCGTTGCGCGCCCGACGTTGCGTTGCCAATTCCAGATCGAGAAAACGAACGAGCCGAAACCAAACAAGGCGACCGTTTCAATCTGGAACCTCGACGAAACCTCGAGAACGTCGATCCAGACCGCCCGCGTTCCCGTCGAGGTCGAGGCGGGATATGTAGACAACACCGCGATCCTTTTCCTCGGAAAATTGCTAGTAGCAAAACACGTTCGCAACGGGCCCGATTGGGTTTCCAATTTCGAGTCGGGCGACGGTTCGGTTGAGTATTCGGCCAAGCGGATCCGCGAGTCATTCAAGCCGGGCGCCAAGGTTCAGCAGATAATGAAAACGGTCGCCAATCAAATGGGCCTCGGCCTTGGCAACGCGTTTTCGAAAATAAACGAGGGCAATTTTCGAGGCGGGATCGAGGAATTCAAAAAAGGGATCTCGTTGAACGGCCGCGCCGCCGATATGTTCGATAACCTAATGTCGACCGCGGGTTTCGAATGGTCGATCCAAGACGAACAATTGTTGGTCTTGCGCCCCGACGAAACGACCGAGGATCAGGCGTTCAAGGTGAATCCGGAAACCGGGTTGATCGGGTCGCCCGTCGTCGGCGAAAAAGGCGTATTGACCGGCAAAACGCTATTGAACCCGAACGCCAACCCCGGGCGCAAAATCGAGGTTTTGACGTCGGAGGTCGACGGGTTCTATAAGATCACAAAGGTCAAACACGTCGGCGACACCGCCGCCGATCAACCGTGGTATTCGGAGTTTGAGGCAAAGCCGATATGACAGACGGGCGCGAGAAAATCAGAACGCCAACCCTAGAACAGGTTTTGGACGTCGCGTTGCAACACGCGCGAACGACGTTGCGCGTCGCAATGCCTGGACGTGTCGAGGCGTACAACGCCGAACAACAATCGGCCGACATTCAACCATTGATCCAAGACACGTTCCTAGACGACGACGGAAACAACGTCGTTGAATCATTGCCGATCGTTCCCGACGTCCCGATCGTGTTCCCTCGAGCCGGCGCCTTTTATTTGACGTTTCCGATCGCAAAGGGCGA